GATTTCTCCCCAAGCAGCACTGGCTTGCAGTCACTGGTTGGGGCCTCCGTCGCTGATCAAGAGATGGAGATGGCATTGGCTACCAATGCGTTGAACAATATGACCAACTACAAGATCGGCCAAGCGCAACGTGAGATGCAAGCCGAGCAGGGCTCTAAGAATCGCTCTGCAGGCAGAACAAACTCGATTATTGGCGCAGTCGGAAGTGTTGGTGCAGCAGCCGTGGGCGCCCTGATCTAACTCGGTACATTCGGCGAAAGCGCTATCGCCGTGAGAGACAAATATCTGAAATCGATAGAGATTATCGAATCAGGCATGTACCACTATCCGCATAGTGCGGTGTGCTGGTCTGGCGGCAAGGACAGCATGGTCCTGCTGCACCTGATGCGTGAGTGTGGCTACGAGCTCCCGGTCATCTTTTACCGAGAGCCCTGGCAGCCGCACAAGTATGCATTTCAGGATTATGTAATTCGCGAATGGGAGCTGATGGTGTGGACCTGGCACCCATTCCGATCAGCGATGCAGCAGACTGGCGACGAATTCGAAGTGCAGAACTGGTATCAGCTGAATGACAGCTATCTGACATGCCCTTCAGGGATTGTGCCTCCTGAGGAAGGCTATCCCTGGGCGTGCGCAGTCGACATGCTCGATCGCCCCAAGCAAAGCAAGCTTGTCGTCAGTAAGTGCGATGCCGCATGGGTTGGCCATAAGCGATGCGACACCGACAGGGTTTTAGGTGGTGATGCTGGTACGCGTGTCGAGGGGCGAATGATGCCCGAGCACATGAGTCTTTTCTTTCCGTTGAGGGACTGGACCCATGAAGATGTCTGGCAATACATTGAAGAAAACGATGTTCCTTATGACAAAGCTCGATATGTGAAGGTTGACGGGGAATGGTCTGAGCGACCCCGGCAAAGGTGTAACGCTGACTATGTGCATGCGTGCACTGCTTGCTTAGATCGTGAGTCAGGAGAGAAGCTTGTTTACTGCCCAAAGCTTGGATTTGAGATTGAATCCAATGTTGAAAAAGTGCCTTGGGTAGAGCCGGAAAAGTTTAGTTATATGGAGGATTGATATTTATAGAATGTGCATAAAGACAGGAACCCCTTGTAGTGGCTCGAGATCCTAGAAATACGGCGATTGTGCCCTACGGGACTGTGCAAGACGCTGCCATCAATGCAGGCATCTCTTACGGGGGAGCTCGAATGGCTGGCGGAAACGATCCGGGGTTATTTCAGGGTGCTCAAGCCAAGTTCAATCAGTTCCTCGACGGAAAGAGGATGGCTGGAGGTCCCAAGATCCTCCAAACCCTTACTCGTGCTGGCAAGGTCGGTGTTCCTTTGGCCGGATTGAGTCTTCTGGGCTCCGCCATGGCGGCCGGCCAGGAGCTCAAAGATGACGGTGATAGTGCAGGAAGGAACTTGAGCCAGGCAGGCGGCAGGATGCTGGGAGATATGGGTACAACCGCTGCTCTTGCTGGACTGGGCTTCATGGTGGGAGGCCCCCTCGGGATGGCCGTCGTCCCGACACTTGGCGCCCTGCTTCAAGTCCAAGACAACGTAGGCAAGGCAGGTGCTGGCCTAGCTGGCGGTGTCTATGACGTCATCACAAGAGACAGCCCTGAGAAAAAGAAGGCGCGCAACTTCCGCTTGGATACCCAGTTGCTCTCTGAGCGGATGGAAGCACTGGGTCCAGTGATGAACACCCTGGCGAAGATGGAGGATGCCCGTGCCATCAATGTTGCCAAGCAGAACTATGCGATGGCATCTGATTACAACTACGCAAACTCTCTCAATCAGTCTCGGTTGAATCGTGAGCAGTCCGCGTCTGACGCGCTCGCTATTGCAATGCAGAATCTTCTCTAATGGCTTTTGCTCTTCCTTCCTTCAATGCTGCAGTAGCCAGCGCTAATACCTCTGGTGTACCACTGCAGAGGTTGCAGGCCAATATCGATTTTCAGGACGTAAAAAGCGATTTCGCCACGAAAACGCTGACTGAGCTGCCATACAAGAAGTTTCTGACCGAAGCTGCAATCGCAAGAGATGCACTTGCTCAGTATGGAGCTGGCTTGCGTAACAAGATGACTCTGGACTACAACAGAGAAGTTTTGGAGACTGAGCAAAAGAACCGCAAGCAAGACGCCCTGATCAAGATGTTGATGGGCGGTGATGCAAACGCAGGGCTGGCATTGTCCCCGCTCCGAGATCCGAGGGACGAGCGCATCACTCAGCTGTCATTCGAGCAGAGCGTGCGAAATGCTATGGCTAATGACCAAGGCGTTTTAGATCCCGATAAGAATATCGGGGGCCTGATCGACGCTGTAACAAGTGTGCCTTCTCGCCGTGCAGGAGGGACTGCTACTCAAAGCAATCAGACGAATACAACTGTCCCAGTCGTTAAAGTAGAACCAGCAAAGGCTTCGAACGATTTGTTCGACATGCTGCTGAAGAAAGTGCAGCCTCAAAAGCAAACTCAAAAGTAATTAGACATGGCCGACCTCAATACGTTATTTAGTCAGTTGCTGGAGACTGAAGGCGGCGTAGAAGCCTTGAAGGCTTTTGGAGAGCGCTATAAAGCTGCGGATGATGAGGCCACCAAGATCCTCGAGGCTTCAGCAATGGCCCCCAGGGAGGTGCTTGATCGCGAGGTCGATACTGCCACCCGAATGCTGCCTATTGAGAGGCAGTATCAGGACCTCAAGGTCCAAGGCACAAAAGATATAAATCAGATTGGCCAGGAGCGCTACGCATCGGACGTTGGTGCGCTGACTGACAATTCACTGCGAATTCTCGGGGCCAGCTTCGACGACAAGAAAGATGCACGGCAGATGAATAGCGCTGATTACAACACATATATGAATAAAAGCTTTGATGCACGCGATAAAGATCGCTCGCTTCTTCAGCGTGGTCAGACCCTGGGTCTGATCAAAAACATTCTTGGCGGGGCCGCCATTCTCTTTAGCTGATACCGATGTCTTCTTACGCAAGTACTGCACATACTTCCGGCGGCAATATGTACGCGCAAGGCGCGTCTTTGCTGACCGAGATGGGTAATAAGTACAAGGACAACGAGTCACTTACAGGCTTTGTCAGCGGCACGTTCGCTGACGCTGGTCGCACCATGATGATGGGCGGCCTGAGCCTGGGTTACAACAAGGCGATGAGCGCTCACCTGGCTCAGCTGAATCAGGGAATGGAGAACCTGAAAACAGGTAACCAGCTCAAGCTGATGGGTGCCGAAGGCCGCATCACTCAGCAGCTCATCGGCGCTCAAGGCATGCAACAGCGCCTGGGCATTCGCGAAACGGGTCGTCAGCAGCGAGCTGGATACCGAGAGCAAGGCAAGCAAGAGCGGATGAATATCGGTGCTCTCGGCACGCAGGAGCGTCTGAACATTGGCGCGAGAGGTGTTGAGCAACGCTTAGGACTGCAGACCGCTGGTCAGCAGGAGCGTTTGAACATTGGTGCTCGAGGTCGCGAGCAGCGCCTGGGTATCCAGACCGCTGGCCAGGAGGAGCGCAAGAACATCGGCAAGCGCTACAGCGAGGAGCGCAACATGCGTGCTGATGCCCGAGGGGCCATTCGTTCACTGGGAGCCCGTTTCTTCGGCTAATGCCCAAAACAATTAACCCTCAAATCCAGGACTTTCTGACAGCCCTGGACGATGCGCATCGCGAGGGTTTTATGGCGTATGCCGAGAACACCTACTCGGTATACGAAATTTGGCTCTACGCGGGCGTACTCGGATACGAGGGCAGCTTTGCTGCTCTGGAGAAATGGATCAATCAGACCTATCCCAAGCTCAATCGGCGGGAGATCATGCTCGCCGAGATCGTCAAGCTCGAGGGGGACATCGACTTCCTCAGGCAGCAGGTCCAGGCCGACCTCATCAAGGCGGATGCAGCGGCAACTCGAGTTGCCCATTTGAGCAAGGAGTTGCGTGGTCATGTAGTCGAAGTCGACAAGCTGACCAAGGGGCATGATCGCCGTGGATTGATCATGGCCGGGGCCGACAAGGTGATGCGCGACCTACGCACCATCTTCAAGAACTCAGACGAGGTGCTGCCTGCTCTGGAGCTGGCCTTTGAATCCATCTGGGCTGATATCTGCGACGAGAAGTAGCCGAAATTTTTTTGGCACTGATTTTGCCTCTGTTCTAGGGGGCGCCAATCACTCGAAACTGGATACATTCCCGCCATGGCAGGCAGCTCAATCTCACAAGCCAAGATGCGGTCTGCAAAGGCCGCAGCCAAGGCGATCGTCAAGAAGCAGATCGAAGTAGAGCTTCCGCCTCACGTCATCAAAGCGCGTGACAGCTTTGCCTACTTCTGTGAGCTGATGGGCAAGAAGCCAGCCCGTCATATGAGGGATTGGCATAAGGTTTTTCTTACGGGTCAAAGCAACGAGCACCTGCTGGACATTGCAGGCCCTAATACCTGCCTCCTGAGCCCCAGAGGGAGCGCCAAGTCCACCGTGCTGGGTTTATTGCTCGGGTGGCTTATCGGCCGCCACGCGCTCGCTAAGAAGCTTCTGAGGATCCTTTATGTCTCGTACAACGTCGACGTTGCGCGCAACAAGAGCGCGGCGATTAAGAACCTCATCTGCTCGAAGGAATATCAGGAGATATTTCCGTGCGTACGACTATCCAAGATGCGTACGTCGGACGAACTCTGGTCGATTGATTGGGATTTTGCGGAGGTGGATATTAGGGGTGAGGATGCTTTTACGGTTGCCTGCGCAGGTCTTAAGGGGACGATCACGTCGAAACGCTCGTCGCTGATCGTCGTTGATGACGCGATTAAGAGCGCGGCCAGTATCGCCAACCCGGATATTCGCCGGGAGATGGAGACGAACTGGACGAACGTGATTGTTCCGACCATGTTCCAGGGCGCTCGAGCAATTGCCCTGGGCACCAGGTTTCACTTCGACGATCTGTTTGCCACGATCTTCACTGAGAAGAAGGGGTGGAAGTGCATTACCCAGTCAGCTCTTAGCTACGACGACGACGGCCGGCCCAAGAGCTATTGGCCTGAGATGTGGGGAGCTAAGTACCTACTCAAGCTTCAGGCGGATGATCGGGTGGCGTTCAGCTACCAATACCTCAACCAGCCAGTGCGATCTACCGAACTAGGTATATCTCCTGAGCTGTTTGTCAAGGCTGAGGTCCCTGATGACTACGACACCATCGGGGTAGGCATTGATCTCTCTGCTGGCATGAGCGAGAGAAACGACTGGACCGTGTTCACCCTGGCTGGTCGGGTGGGCGACAAGGTCTACGTCATTGACTACCGACGCATGAGGTCGATGGGCAACCTCGACAAGATCGAGGCTTTGTGCGAACTCCTGGTCGAATGGAACTTGCTTGAAGTGAATGACGAAGGCCAGTACTTCAGGAGCCAGTCACCCGTCACCATTTGGCCAGAGGTGGTCGCCTATCAGAAATCTTTTGAGGGCGACCTCAAGCGGATTCTCTTTAATGAATGGCAGCTCTACAACCTCTCCATTAGCCCGGTGAAGGGGTTCCGTGGCGACAAGCTCGCCAGACTGAGAGGAATTATGGGTCTGTTTGAGCATAAAAAAATCTTATTCAACAAATACAGAGACTTCAGCTGCATGGTGGACGAAATCGTCAATTTCGGACACTCACCACACGATGACTGTGCTGACTCATTGAATATCGTGGTGCAAGGGCTTATGCGCAGAGGTAAAGCACACATTGAGTGGAACTAACATAGAACTATGACCCAGGGAACTCAGGACCGTTTCCGCCGCATTCTCGAAGCGGCCAGAAAGCGGGACGGTGGATCAGGCACTGACACGATGATCGTGAACAGTCATCTTTCACAGATGAAACTGTTCATGCTGCGTCAAGGCCTTGAGTTTTATCCGGCGCAGGATACTTATGGCTTCAGGAAGCAATTCCTGTCAGGGCTGATTGAAGAGAACGAGATTGATACGCGCCTTGAAGGAGTCGTCGATGACTTCCTGATTGACGGGAAGGGTTTGTTTTATTTCAGGCCAATCCGCGACACGTATCGGATTATGTGGTTCAGCGCGGATAACTACCGTGCTTACTACGACGCAATGGGCGAGCTCGAGGAGATCGAGCTGATCTATTCGTTTACTGTCCGCGACACCATCAACGCTCCTGCAGCTACCTCGACTCTCCAGGGCGGGTCTGATCGGTACGTGAAGCTTCGGGTCAGGCGTGATGAGATCAAGGAGACCATCACCACTGAAAAGCCTTCATTTGATGCCAGCGCACAGAGCCTGGCGTTCTCTCAGAACAAGACCCGCACGCTGACGAACAGCCTGGGCTTCATCCCAGCAGTTGAGTCTTTCAACAACATGCGTTCCACAGGGATGGACGCAAGTGGCGAGTTCGACTGGCTCGCAGAACAGATCGTCACTCACGACGACCTCGTCAAGAACATCCGCACCAACATCACGTTCTTTGGGAACCCGACGCTGATCTCCAGTCGTCCTAAGCACGACCTGGTGGACAGCGGTGACGACGAGGGCATGCGTCCGACGATCAGCTCCCAGGCAGGTTTCTATGCGGCCAATCGCCCGTCGACCCGTGTTAGCTCGCCGATTTCTGGTGCAGCGGGTGGTGGCTTCAAAGTGCCTCGTGTCATCGCAAACATCGAAGCCACTGACCGTGCTGCATACATCACCCCTGATGCTGTTTCAGGTGACCAAAACCTTTATGCACGTCAGTACCGAGAAGAGATTCGTACAGCGCTTGGTGGTGTAGACGAACTAGGTATTACGGCTGGCGCTACTGCGTATGAGATC